AATCTAGGGCTATAGCAACGCGCTCAGTAGCCGTGTAGTCTTTAGTTACATATCGATCAGCCAATAGGTCTAAGAAGCCCGTAGCTTTGACCTCAACGTTAATCTCGCCTTGGTTCAAGTTGTATTGCATATCAACGACATGCACGCCAAATAGATAGTTACCGTTGCGCTTCACTCGAATGTCGGTCACATAGGCTTCAAGTACTGCCTGTGGCACTGCGCCCAAATCATCACAGTACTGCTCAAAAGCCGTCAGGCTCATTAAAAAGCTCAGTTCTTCACTGCCGTTGCGTGTGAATGAAAAGCGCCTGTTCTGCATCAGCTTAGTGATGTCGCCGACCTGTACGCCGTTTATCCAAAGCTCAAATTCGTATTTAAGTGTTGGGGTCATTAAATACCCCTCACTCCGTTGCGCCAGAATATTTCAGCCGTCACGGTGTCGCTACCACTGGCGCTGTCTAGCACTATGCTATTCGGACCAACCTGCAAGCCCCACCAAGTGCTGTCGTCAGTCTTACTGCCAATGATATTCGAGCCGTTTAGAGTCACTGTGCGCTTGAACATATCAATAACTACCAAGTCACTGGTTACTAGGTTAATATCAAGCTCAAAGCGCTCGCCGGTTGTCTGGTTGATTATTACTGGGTTATCGGCTTGATCGTGTAGCTCAATTCGTGGGTAGTATACAGCTTCGCCATTATTGGTCACTACAGTTGGTGAACTACCGCTATCCCAGCTGACTGGCAAAATGTATGGCGTAACATAGCCACCTTGGGTAACACGGGTGACCAATGCGCTTTGTTCGTCACCGCCATCGGTTGAATAAAAGAATGGGTCGCCAGCTGTCAGCTGTATCAAGAAGTCGCTCATATAGCCGCCCTGGCTGTACTCGACCTTTGCATCGGTAACGTTTGCGTCAATACGGAATTGCTCACCGGCAAAGTTGGTTATATACACCGGTATTGTTGTGCCAAGAGGTAGTGCAGCGAGTAGCGTTTGACGGTCTAGCGCATGTTGCGCTCGAGAGCCGCCTATTTGCCCGATTTTACCCTCAATACTCACCATACGGAAGCCGAACTGCTGGTCGGTTACTAATCCGCCAGACCGACCGCTGAATAAGAAGCTCGAGGTACGAATATCGGCTGGACCGAGTCCGCTTACTTCTTTGATAATGAAGTTGCCACCGTTGGGATCGGCGCTGAGGGTTATGTCGTTTGGTAATAGTATATTCATCTTATCGCCTTACCTGCCATGCTAAGTCTCTTGTTACTGAGTCTAAATCAACTTGGTTGTAAATACTATTGTTCTGAACAATCTGCGGACCAGCAACACCACCGCCTACGCCCAAGCCTGCTGCGTTGACGCTTGCGCTTGGCGTTAGGTTGGTAGCAATGTCACCTGCCATATTTGAGCTTGCTAGAGCGCTCACAGCGCCAGCTGTCATGCTGTTGACTGCGCTGACTACCATACCAGCCTTTTTATAGATACCTTGCGCTACACCAGCTGGCACTTCCTCTGCCAAGTCAGATGCGACCTTTGATGGTGAATGGATACCCAGAGCATCACGAATTGGACCCGGTATTACCTGCTTAATGAGTGCGAATATCTTGTCTTTGAGCCAGTTGCCTGCGCCAGACATACCATTCCAAATACCCTCAACAATGTTCTTGCCGATTTCGCCAATCTTGCCGAATGCGTTTTTGATGTTGTTGAAGATGCCACTAAAGAATTCGCCAGCTTTGCCCCATAGACCCGTGACGAAGTTCCAGGCGTTTTGAAATGCCTGTTTGATGGTGTCCCAGTTCTTGACTATCAAGCCCACTGCGATGCCAATGGGACCAGTGATTATTGCAAGCAATAGCGGCCAGTTAGCCTTTACCCAGTCAATAACAGCGCCTATGGCGTTTTGTATGTTCGTCCAAGTATCGCTGAAAAACTTGCCAACAGCCGCAAGCCCTGTTTTGATGTCTTCCCACACGGCTGATATAACGTCGCCAAATGTTTGCATTATCTGCTTGCCCAGTTCTGTCTGAGTAAAGAAGTATGTTAGCGCTGCGACCAGCCCAACAACGGCTATGGTTATCAGCCCGATTGGGTTTGCCGCTAGTACGATATTGAATAGCCCTTGTGCAATGGTCATTGCGGTTGTGACTGCCTGCCAAATCTTGAATGCTGCCACCATAGCGGTGATACCTACCACTATTGGCATAATGATGTCTTTGTTGTCGGCGATAAAGCCAAACACGTCTTTTAGTACCTGCAATGTTGGCGGTACTGCTACGGCAATCATCTTTAGTGCTGACTCGAAAGCCTTGCCGATGCTTGCTATGCCCTCTGATAAGTTTTTCTGACCAACTGCATCAATAATACTGGCTATGCCACGAGTAATCGCTGTCTGGGCATTCTGCATACCCGTTTGGATACCGCTAGTCGAGTCTTTGGCTTGATCGGCAAATGACTTGAAGCCCGGCAGACCCTCTTTGTTGAGATTTACGATTGAGTCAGTGAATTGCTGAAATGTGATAGTTCCATCCTGCAATTTGTTGTACAGCTCTAGCGTGTTACCACTTGTGATGCCCAGAGCCTTGGCTGTTTGCGACAGTGTAGCTGGCATTGCTTCTTGCAGTGTGCGCCAAGCCATCATGTCTGGCACGCCCTTAGATAGCATCTGGCTGAATTGCTCAATAGCGTCAGCTTGACGGTAAGTTGGACCACCACCAGCTAGAACGGCGTTGTTGAATGCCAATGCTACGTCGGTTGCTTTGGTTAGACTGCCCGATACAGGTGCGAGACGGGTGGCAAGTCCAGTTATTTGATCGAGCGCCGTAGGCAAGCCGATAACAGCTGTCGCCATCCTCTGTACTTGCTGTTTGGCTTCATCGGCTGAATACCCAAGGTTTTGCATGACAGTCGGGAAGCGAGCCAGAGTATCTACGCGACTGACTGCATCACCCAGCGAGTTGCTGATTGCCGACATTGCCTTTTGCATGGCTGCCTGAGCGACACCAGCTATTGCGCCAGCCAGTACTGCGGCTTTGGCACTGAACTCATTACTGAATTGTCCAGCGAACTGCCCACCTAGCCCGTTAAAACCAGCTGCAATCTTAGATTGTATGCCGGTCATGTTCGGTGCTATGTGTACATATGCTGTTCCAATGTCGTTTGCCATTTGTTGGGTATCTCTCGGGTTTTATTAAGCCGGGTTTGCCGCTCCGTAAGCGTGGTTGTATATTGCAAATTATACCATAAGCTGTTACACGCGCCCAGCATCCTTTGCCTTGACTAAAGCCATACGCCCAATGTAGTTTGAGTGAGCATCGCCGTGTGGGTCAACCGTAAGTGTAGCGATGGCTCGACGACCACGACGAATAGTACCAACTCGGGTACTTAGATTGATGTCTGGTGGGTTGCTTGACATGCTACCAGCCATTGCTGACGCTCTGGCTTTGATTGCCTCTGCCGACGTTTGGATGGTCTTTGCCGCCAAATCTGTCAGTATATCTTCGCCACCTTGTGGGTCGAGTTGAAACGTTATGAATTTGCCCATGCACTTAGTATAGCTCATGCGTATGGGTGATTACTATTAGGCACTCCCCCACCCTGCCTTGGGTGTCGCATGAAAAAAGCCGTCAAGGTGTTTGACAGGCTGTAAATTTTATTATGATAGGGTAGGGGAGTGGTCGCCACCCCCGTTAAGCGTTGTATTGCCTACAATGCCACTTTTTGCCCAAAAAAGCCAGTAGGGGAGTGGTCTTTGTCTATTTTCGGGGTCTTGCCAGTAGCTCTTTAATGGTATCGGTATCAGCTGCAATGCTATCTTTGGCAATGGCGCTCTTCTGGGTAGCAGTCTTCATGAATGCAGGTACAAATAGCTTAGGTTTATGCTGTGGCGACTTGCGCTGGGCATCCTTGCTGTTCTGCCATACCAGCACCTCAAGCAAGAATGCCATTTTGTTTTGCAAGACTTCGGACCAGCCCCATTGGTTTGACGGCTCAAGCGCACAGAAAACACGGCATTCGCGTGGTAACTGAAATAGCAACCTCGCTGCTCTGCCGTGTAGCACCTGCGAAATGTCTAGGTTGTAGTATTGCTGAAAGTCCGCCTCTAACTGGTCAAAATAATCACGGCGTATTTTGTGTAGAGCTATTCTTTTGGGTCGTAGTTCGCAACAATGACTTCATAGACTTTTAGAAGTTTACTGACACGGAAGCGACCTTTGTAGTCTGGGTCGGCTGGTTTGCCATCAGCCTTTAGTTGCTCAGCGTGTAGCTTGGCATCTTCATCACGAAAATGTGCTTTCATATCGTTCAAGCCTTTTTCACCGATCATGTATTTGACCAGCTCAACAATACCGGCAGACTGCCCCTTGTTTTCGATGCGGTCAATAAGTTCAAACGCCTCAACGTCGTCTAGTAGGTCTGGGTTAATAGTGAACTTGAAACCGAACGCTTCAACCTCTTTTAGCCCATCATTTTTTTGATCTGTGGCATCAGCCATAACTCACTCCAATTCTATTTAGTATCGTAGTTCAAATTATAGCATAAACAAAAACACCCAGAATAGTCTGGGTGTCTCTGCCGAAGTATTGCGTCGCTTAGGATGCTACTAGAGCAATGTACTCGGTGTGGGTATTACCATCGCTGTCAGGGTATGCCTTAAGCGTGATTGGATACGCGATAGGCTCGCCGTCCACATAGGTAATCTCGCCACTGCGGTCGACGATCTGACCTCGTTCGACAACGATACGCTTAACGCGTCCGCCGGTCATAACAAGTTCAGCAACGAATACGATTTCAGGGAGCGGCGTGCCGTTCGCTTTGATCGTAATGTTGTCGCCATCTACAGTAACGTTATCCTCACCATAGTACAACTTCGCAGTCTCAACGTTTGTTTCGATGAGATTGAACGTGAACATTTCCGCATAGGTGGTTTGACCCGACAAAACATTGTCGCCACCCCATGCAAATGTATCTTCGACGTCTGTCTCGGTGTTGTTGACCAACCCCTCTTCGCTAACATAACCCAGACCCTTGAAGGCTGCGTCGAGTGAAGCACTCGCGTTAGTTGGGAGAGTAGTCCCGGCTGGAGCTACGAATAGCGCACCAGTGGCTTTTGGTTTACCGAACGAGACTTTACTGGAGTCATTCATGGTAATTGTCCTCTGAGGTTGTCGGCACAACTACTCAATTTGAGAAGCTCTGCTTACTTAGGATTATAACACAAGCACTATTTTACAAACAATTCAAATAAGTCGGAGTTGCCGAGCTTTGAGATAGCCATCAGGATAATGACCACTATTAGGATAACGATTATTGTGACTGCTTTATCTGTGAGCGCTTTCTTAATTTTTGCTCCCAGGCTATTATCATCGAGCATGCGATCATCCTCGAGGGTACTGACACGTTTATCAAGGTCTTTTACAGCGTCCTTTCCCCATAATACGTGTTCATCATATTCCACCCGACCGACCGCGTCGACCTGTATTTCTTTGAGGGTGGACTTTATTTCAGAGATTGCCTTGCTAATATAGACGATATGCACGCCCATCGCTTCATTTGTCTTTGGTGGCTCTTGGTTAGAAGTCTCCATGTTTGTTTCCACTTTCAAATTAAATTATGATCCGTATATATCTGTGCGCGACGTACTAATACTGTAGAGCTGTGGGTTACCGTTTAAGCCAATAGCTGAAAGCTCCGACTTCTTGAACCATAGGTCGCCAGTTGGATTGGTATATTTGATATTTTCGCTATACGGACCAGCCGTTTGCTGGAAGCTCTCGGCAGGCTGGCTGTCGAGTGGCGCTTGCAGGGCGCGCTTAGTAGACTCCATGACTACCCATTGGAGCGTGTCGAAGTATGCGGGGCTGTTGTTTGCCTTGTCGTCGAGGTCGATGCCACTATCCTCGGCAATAAGCCGGAGGCGGTTACTTGCGAGCTTGAGTAAATAATTTGCGCGAGCGGTATCGCCCGGGTCTTTCCAGAAGTTCGTTAGATCATCAGCGTTCGCGTAAGCGTTCGGAGGTGTGATTGGTGGGGTTGTTGTTACGCCTGCCATATTATGCTCCTCCTCCGCCGTTTATAATTCCCTGCGCCCCAGCCATAGCCTTGCGCTTCTCGACGAGCTCTTCTGCTTCACGAATGGACACACCGAGCATTCGATAGCTAGCAATAGTGCCGATAAACTCAGGCATTGCGGTTTGAATTTTGCCGATAGCGTCGCCGGTCGCGCCCACGTCCATTTGGAATATAGGCTTCCAGGCTGGCACTAGCTCGTTCATTGCATCCGGCACGTCACTAATACCGTCGATGCTCATACGGAGAGTAATAGCGATATTCTTGATCTGGTTGCCCAGCTCGTCCTGCCAGTTTGTAGCCTCTAGCAAGAGGTCGTCTGACATAGCAGATAGGCTCTCGGCGCTGGTTGGGTTGCCGGTTTCATAACCGAGGTTGCGGAGTGTGAGCGCGGTTTCTGCACAGAAGTCGCGGGCTTTGTCTTTCTTCGCGCCAATAAAGCCGTCGATTGACATTTGCTGGAGCTGACCGACGGTCGGCGCGTTGCCGTCCTCGTCTTTAGGGATTGCCCATACGATACCGATTGAACTGTCGAGATTAGGGTCTTTTTTAGCACCCTCGGCTAGACCGGTAATGTAGCGCTGTGGCAATGAGTAGAATTCCTCGGCAATTTCCTCGCGACGTTTTTGGCGTCCCACTTCCTGGATGATCCGGCGGGCGGTCTTTGTAAGGCGTGATTTACCGAGTGGCTGGCGGGCGCTGGCGCGGTGCGTCATAGGTAGTAGCAAACAACGACCGGTTGGGTTGTCGACGATGAATGATAGCGCCCGGTTTTCAAATATAGCTGTAAAGTCCCGCGTAAAGACAATGAAGTCTGCAGGAGCGAAGCGTACGCGGCGAGAGGGTTGTGTAATGCTTGGCTGTGGCTTTGCCCATCGAGTAACGGCTAGACCAACGTTCAGCAAGCCGGTCGTCTGGTTAATCTCGCCGGTGGCTTCCTCTGCAGTAAATGGCATGAGGATTTT